CCTGTTCCAGTTCCAGTAGTTCCTGTTCCAGTTCCAGTAGTTCCTGTTCCAGTTCCAGTAGTTCCTGTTCCAGTTCCAGTAGTTCCTGTTCCAGTTCCATCACTGTTGCTCTTAGGTACTCTACCAATAACAGCTCTTCCAAATGCACCGCTTCCTTTACCGCAGGCATCTACAAAACGGACAATAGGTGGGTTTGAATAACCACCACCAGTGCTTATAATATCAACGCCCAAAATTTGTCCGGATGCACTTATAATGGCATTACCAGATGCTCCTGAACCTCCACCACCAAAAAATTCTACTGTTGGTGGACCACAAAGAATTGCGTTTATATTACATGGATTATTAAATACGTCATCAAAATCCAAATCAAAATCAAAATTATCGGGGTCAACAGACTGTTGAACTCCTCCCGCAAATGATTTAACTTTGTTTATAAGTCCACCAATGTCAAGATTTAATCCTGGTCCTGGTCCATCATAGATACTCCACTCCTTAACTTTTGAACAACTTGGAGGGTCATCACATTTAATAAAACTCAAAATTCCTATAACGATATCAAAAATATCACCAACCAAATCAACTGCACCAAGAATTGCATTGACTGGCCCCATAATTGCTTTAATTGCAGAGTTAAGTAATCCACTTAACTTACCAATGATTCCACCTAGAATATTCTCTGCTGCACAAAGAGGAACATTAATATACTTATTAACTGCAGACAATAAGAACTTAGTAATTACTGATATTAATTGACCAATAATCTTTCTGAACAGACAAGTAATTAACTCATTCGCAGTTTCAATTGCAACCTTTGCCTTAGGTCTGGAATTTGGAAAAAGAAGGTAATAGAAATTCTTTGCACCTTTTTCAACGTTTTCTTTTACTTTCTTCTGTACTTCAAGTACAAGATTTTTTATTGCTGCAGTTACATCTGCTGCAACCTTTCCAACTTTATATGCAACATATTCTTCTACTCCAAATTTTTGACCGTTTTCACTAATAATTTCATTAGTAATTGAGTATCTCCAATCATATATTTCTTTCTTCTTTTTCTCAATATCAAGGATAAGATTTTGTATCTTTAATTGAATTCCTGAAAAATTAATTAAATCACAACTATACGGAGATGCTATAGGAGATGCAGCTCTTTGGTCTTCTGCTGCTCTTTGGTCTGCTGCATTGTTGGCCTTATCGGTAGAATTTGAAAGTGCTTCTCCAATATATTGCCTAGACCTTGGAGAACCTCCTGGAGGAATAGAATACTTCGCTACTCTTGCTGTACCTGTACTACTTGTATATCCCGAAAGAGTATCAAAACCATTCTGCTGTACTCTTTTTAATACTGTCTGGTCATTATTACCAATACAACCAAGAATTATAGGTTCATTTCCATCAGTGCCATCTTTGTAAAAACCAATAACAACTGAACCCTGTCTCAGGTTTGATGTTTGATAACTTGCTGCATGGCCTGTTCCACCAGTGACGGGATATACTACCTCACACAATTCTAACTTATCATCACTAAGTTTTTCTCTTACCCCAGTATGTTTTCCTACAATTCTAACTTTATATCTTGCTCCCCATCCTGGAAGTTGATCTAGAGTATTCCATTTCTCCGCAATCTCATTGTCTTTCCAAGACTCATCAGATACAATAATCCCAGTCCACCAATAGAGTCCTGCTGATCCAATTTGTTCCGGGTTAAAATTTCCTTGAGTCATCTTTTAAATGGTTTCCTTCCGTAAGAATCTCTAACAAGAGTAAACTGAGTCCAACAACCCTCTCTGGCATCAACTTGTTGTGCTAAATTGGCTATCATATATATCCCACTATTTTTACCACTCACTGCTTGAGTTTTTCCTGGAGACTGTTCTGGAAAATCGCAGAATATAATATCACCAACTCTATGAGAAAAATCTCCAGCAATTTTTGCAGTCAATATAATGGTAAACAATTGATTATAGCGACTTGCTGCCTGTGCAACAATCTCATCTACATTATAGTCTTTCTCTTTTGATTTATCTTTATCTAAATTTTGCTTTACACCAATTGGTTGCATCTTACCAATAATTCTTGTTGGTTTATCAAACATTTCTTCAGGTAAACATGGTAAGTTGTTGCCTGCAAGATTAATTCCCTTTTCTCCTTCTTTTTGAGAACCTATATTCTTTTCTTTATATTCATTATCATAAAAATTGTATGTCTTAACTTGAGAACCATATGCACCTATGCTCATTTTTTGTTGAACATCAATATTAATAATGGGCATATACTCAAGAATCTTTCCATCATATTCATCTGGAAGTTCTGTAGTGTTTGTGAAAACATATTTTTTATATTGCATTCTTTCAGAATCTAACAATGATTCAATGGACTTAAATTTAAACCCATCATAATTTTCATAAAAGAAAAATCCTGCAGATTTACTTGTCCCATCTTTTGGTACTGACCTTTTACCTAACCAAGTACATTTATAGAATGGTTTCTCGACATGGCCATTAAATGAATATACATTATCTGTTTCTTCAATATCAACATCTTTCTCTGTTCTCAGATATTGTTTAAGAATATTTTCTACTGAGACTGATATTTTACCATCGAAAGGTCCATCAACTCTTGTTTCCACAAGTTCATTCATAAAAAATTCTTTTGTTACCAAATCAATTACAAACACCATCTTCTGAGTATCTTCAAGTTTGTTTCTAATTTTTGCAACATAAAGACACTTCTCATCAATGAATTCCAATTTGTTTTTGTATCCGTCTTCCATTACAAGTTCTACTCTTTCACCGCCACACATATCCAGACCATCAATCAGGCCAAGATATTTTTGATTCTGCGAATCTCCAACAGCATATCCAATGTCTGCAATTGTTACTGTAGCAGATACTTGATTCTCCAATATACTTTCATTGTATTGTAGGTTCAAAAAATATCCTTCACCTGTTGTCAAGTCAACAGAATTCTTTCCATCATTGGAATATATTTTAAATTTTCCTATGTTATATTGCCTTGCAACCTGATTCTCTAATCCCATTATCCTACAGATAGTGCTGCTATATTATTATCTATGTTAGAACTGGAAGAGTCTGCTACAAATCCACCACCTCCTCTTCCACCCATTGGAACTGGTTTTTCTACAATTACTCTCTGCACCATAATAGTATTGCCACTCATAGATGGATTATAATAACTTGTATAATTTTTTAACAATGAAAGGGACTCTGTATAGTTTGCTTTATTAAGAGCACTTAACAGTCCAGGATACTTGTCTTCCAGTGCATCTGTGGTATCAGCATCAAATACAAATTCATTTCCTCTTTCACCAAGAATTGCCTTTGTTAATCCTCTAACCCATCCTCCAGATTTATATGCAACGTGAACATGGTTCCAGTGTGCTGAAGGTTCATTTCCTTCATGTGCAAACTCTTCTCTTTTTGTAATACCTTTAGATTTTTCCCATTCATTGATTGCAGCAATAATTTTTGTCTGGTCATCAATACCACTATATCCTCGACTTCTCCAATAGTTTGGACCCCATCCACCAATATCAATTGCCCTTGCACCTTGAGAACGATAGTGTAAGGAATTTACTCTATGACCACTTTCTGGTTTCCAAGCAGGATGCTCTGGATGTTGCCATACACCATCTCCGAAACCACCAAGTCCCTTACTGTCCAAATATCTTCCAAGTTCACCAGCAAGTTTACTACCTTCACTTGGAGGTACACCACTTCCTCCAGTTGTTCCACCAAGACTGTTAGTATTGGTACTGTTAACATTAGCACCAGATTCGGAATAAGAGATTCCAGAAATATCATCTCTTGTTCCTGTGACATCAGCAAATCTAGACATCAAATCTTTTAGTTTTGCTGAGTATGCAGGATCAGTAGCATATCCTTCAGAACGAAGCATATCTGCTGCATCTTGTGCACTACCAGCATTGTTAACTCCACGATAACCACGATAGTCTTTGTACCATTGAGTTACAAGATGATTGACTGCATCTTGTGGAGTATCAAAGTTCTTAAATCTTGCTGCAGTCTGAACAGTTTTTCCTCCATAAACTTCTTGAGTTGATGAGAGTGTTGCAGCCTCACTTGACGTTGCCTTAATTCCAAAGAAATTATTTTTTGCAGCAAGACTTTGACCCCAACCAGATTCCAGTGCAAACTGTGCAGCCACAAGTTGCGGATACTTTGCACCTGCTGCTTCTGCCATTGCATAAAATGCTTTCCACTTTTCTATTTGAGAACCAGTGATTACTCCGGAAGACTTTCTTGATTGTGGAGTTTCTGGTTTTCTTCCGGGTTTTATTTTATCTTGGTCCTTTGTTCTGTCTTCTTTTAGAGTGACTGGTTTTTTATTCTTAAAGAATGCATCATATAACCACTTTCCTGCCATATCTCCAGCAAGACCGCCAAGAGCACCACCAATAATACCTCCAACAACAGGTGCAAAAACATTCCCGACAGCACCAACAAGAGCACCAACGATAGTAGAACCAATAGCGGCAAAAGCAGCTCTGCCCAGAGGTTCCTTAAAGACAAAATAATTTAATGCAAAATCAATTAAACCCCCAATGACTGGAATTCTTTTTACAAATGGAGTTATAAACCTTTTGGTTAACTTTAATGCTTGCTTAGAACCACTTCTACCTAATGTTTTTGCTACAGCACCTCTAGCAACTTTTGTTAATCCACTTCTCTGAGCAGACTTTGGAAGATTTTTTAAATTTTCTTTTCCAAATCTTTCAATGAATTTATCTCTACCATACTTCTTAAAGTATCTTCTCTGTGCACTATTAGTTACTCTTCTCCCTTTAGTATCAAATCCTCTTCTTTGAACTCCTCCCCCCTTTCCACGACCGCCACCAAAATCAGTTCCACCACTTGCAGCAATAGCTGCAATGATTGCAATGTTTGCAAATCTATTAAATTGCTTGCTGAATTCATCAAACTTTTTCTCTGCATCCTCACCACCAATTTTCTTTGTCAGTTCTCTAACTTTATCATATGCATTATATCCAAGTTCAATAAAAGAAACAGTAGCATTTAAAATTTTTCCAGAGAAACTGATAAGAAAATTTGAGACTGGGCCTATAACCTTTCCAATTTCTAATAGTTTAGGAAGATACTGTCCAAAATTATTAAGAAAGTTTCCAAGAAGACTATAGAAAATAAAATTGCCAATCTTATCTAAGAAACTAAGTTCAGGTAAAGATGGAAATTTAGAACCTTCTTTTTTCTTTTTCTTTTTTCCTTCTAATGCTCTTTCCTTTTTATCTCTACTTTCATTCTCTAAGGATTTTCTTTTTCTCTCCTGCTGATTCTTTACAAATTCACTTCTCTTACCAAGAATTTTATCTATCTTAATTGTACTCTTTTTAATCTTAATGACTTCAAATAATATAGATTTCTTTGCAATCCTTGGTGCTTGTTCTTCAGTTTCTCCTGGTTTTATATCAGAAGCCTTTATGATGGCAGAAGATTTTGGTTGTAAATTTGTTATCGGCACAAGAAATTTTTGGTTGTCCAAAGAATTTCCTGAGGACTTTGATGGTGGTAGTAGTTTTTCGGAATCTATTACTGCCATTTTATACTATCCCGTATATTCCTGCGTTTATAGATGCTTTATCACTAAAAGGACTTCCAATAAATTCTGGAATTTTTGTTCCATCATTCACACCCATTTGTTGGGATGGTAATGATTGTACTATATCTGGCAAAGGAATGAATGAAGAACTGGAACCACTGGGAAGTGGTCCAGGAATCATCATATTAATTTTTGAATCAGATGCTAATTGCAATCGAGAGTAATTTTCATTTGGATAATAATTTACTGGATAACTATTCGATTTCACAATATTCTGAGAAATCATTCTTGAATTATTGGAGTTTGTCTCAAAACTTTTATTTGAATAATTATTTTCAGAGTTTTGAGAAATAATTTTAGAGTTATTATTAGAGTTATTAGAGTTTGTCTCAGAACTTTTATTTAAATAATTGCTCTGAGAAATTATTCTTGAATTCTTAGAGTTATTAGAGTTTGTCTCAAAACTTTTATTTAAATAATTGCTCTGAGAAATTATTCTTGAATTCTTAGAGTTATTAGAGTTATTAGAGTTTGTCTCAAAACTTTTATTTAAATAATTATTCTGAGAAATCATTCTTGAATTCTTAGAGTTATTAGAGTTTGTCTCAGAACTTTTATTTGAATAATTATTTTCAGAGTTTTGAGAAATAATTTTAGAGTTATTATTAGAGTTATTAGAGTTTGTCTCAAAACTTTTATTTAAATAATTATTCTGAGAAATCATTCTTGAATTGTTAAAGTTATTAGAGTTTGTCTCAGAACTTTTATTTGAATAATTATTTTCGGAATTTCCAACAGAAATATTATTATAAAATTTTTGAGCTTTATTCAATGCAGATTTTACACTACCAGTTTTCTTTTCTGAGGTCTCGCTGAAAGGTCGTTTGCTTCTTGGAAAATTGTCAGAAGGTAAATTAAAACTAGATTTTATATCACCAGTCTTCTTTTTACCAACCATTCCACCACCAGCAGCAAATTGTATATTATTAATCGTAGATGGTTTGTTAGTTCCTCCACCCATCTCATTCATACCTAAGAAAGTATCTGCACCAAAGGCATCAACTGCTCGTTTGGAGATTACAATTTCTCCTGGAGTTGCTGCAACTAACTGCGTATCAGAACCAGCACCAGATATTTTCAATCCCGAACCAGAATTAATTACTCCACCACCATCAAATCTAATATCTTTTGCTGATATTTTATTTTCTGAAACTTCTCCACCACCTTTAAATCCATAAGATTTTGTCCGTCCAGTTTCAAGTTGATTGATTTGCTCATCAATTTCAGAACCAACACCTTGAAGTTTTTCCAAGAAACCTAGATTTTCCTTTTGCTTTTTCAGTGCTTCTATCTTTTCTTCTTTACTACCAGGAGCTGCTTCAGTTTTTCTTTCTTCTGCATCAACAGTCTCTGGGAATAGTTTAGGTACAACTGCACCTGCAGCAAACAATCCTGCTCCAGCAAGTGCAGCAGCAACAGCAGGATTTTTCTTTGCAAAACTTAGAAGTTTTGGAATAGCAAATTTAGTAAGTCTAAGAGTAAGTTTTAAAACAGTTCCAATGAATGCTCTAATAAATCTACCAAATGGATTTGTGAATAGGAATAGTGCTCCCAGAATTGCAGGCCACCAATCCTTCAAAAATCTTACAATAGTATCTACTTTCTTTTTATTTTTTTCGTCAGAGAACCAATCTATAAATGAACGGAATGCTCTTCCTAAAATACTATATGCAAGAAATCTGAATATAGAATTCAAAACTCCTTGTATTGGAGAAAAAACTTTTGCAATGGCACCTAATGCTCCACCTTTTTTCTGCTTTTTCTTTTCTAATTCAGATTCTCTTCTATTTCTTTTTGCAATCTGCTCTCTTTTTCTCTCAAGTTCTGCAGTGTCTTTTTCTAACTTAACTTGGCCCTTTAATTTATCAAGAATACTCTCTACAGTTTCTCTAATTGTAATAATATTTTCTAATAATCTATCAGTTTTTTCTTTTGACTCTTCACCAGAAACCTCTGCTTCAGGAATAATAGAGAGATAGTATTGTTGCTTTTTTTCTTTTGTAATCGCATCAGATGAACCAAAATCATCAGCAGTTATCTTTTTCTTCTTTAACTTAAATCTACCAACCTTTTTTCTTACTCTTTTTAATTCCTCTTGCAGTAACATCACCTCATCTGTTGGGATGTCCTTTGTGCCTATTACACTATACTTTATATTTGCTTCTTTTAAAAGAGTCTTATATGTATCATAGTCAATATCAAAAGTATCTTCTAGACCTAAAAGTCTTAATATCCTTTCATCAATTTCTTCCTCAACTAAATCATCTTCTCGTGTTCCTTCATAGAGGGCAAGAGCTCTTTCTCTCTTACCCTCATCTCGAATACTGTTTAATAGATCATCTAAGTCGGGGGAAAAAGTTTTTATTTTATTTTCTGGTGGACTACTATCTGGTTGTTGCTCACTTTCATTCTCTTCCACCATAGAAAGTGCCATATCAAGAAGGTCATTGGACTTTCCCATAGCAATTTTATTGTCAACATCATTTTGCTCAGACTCACTCATACTATTATAGTATGAAGACAATATTTTTATCTGAGCATCTGTCAATTTTGCAGCAAGATCTTTACCAAGTTTGAACTCGTATGCTTTCCTTAATCTGTCAATTTTAGTTGGCATTCTGGGTTTGCTGCTTTTGTTTTTCTTCTTCCAGATGATTTTTTAATAAAGTAACATAGATGTCCCGTTCCCAGGGAATCAAATTTTCAATCTCTGTCAAAGAGTATTTATGGTACTGAAGGAGGGCAAAATTTAACATATAGTAATTTTCAAGATCCATATGGATCATTGCTATACGAAAAAAGATGATAACCCTTCAAGAACAACTTCACTTTCAACTTTGGTATTTGGATTGGTTACCTTAATATTATGAGCTAACTTTGGCATAGTCTCAAAAAACTTCTCAATCTTTTTAAATTGAGACGAATTCATTTGATCTAAAAACTCATTGACTTCTTTTTTAGTTACATCACTAGTTGACCAAACTTCATCTGCTGTACAAATTTTATCAATACAAGATGCAATCAAATCAAATGCCTGGTCCATATCATTGGTTGCATTCAAATCAAAATTGTTCTTAATAAATTGCTCAAGTGATGGGTATCTCATTTGAAGAACAATGTCATCATCAATCTTAATGTTTGAATCATGGCCATCATACTTTTGTACCACAATCTCATCGACTAAAATCTTAACTGGTACTGTTGTTTGACCATCATCTGGACAAATAATATTAACTTCAATCTCTTCCCCTACAGACTTTCCTCTGATATTGAGAAACAGATATTCAATATCAAAAGTTGGTAAAGTTTCTACTTTAACTCCTCTTGTTTGAATGCAACTCTTAATGACTGTTTTAATTGCTTCTGTAATTTGCTTAGGATCTTCACTCTCAAGTGCAAGTACAAGCAACTTTTCTTCTCTAACTAAAAATGGCCTATACTTAATTTCTTTCCCTGTCGATGGTAGTGTCAAGAAATAAGTGGGCGTCGAAATCTTTGGTAATGGCATACTTTATGAATTATAAATTCAGGTTACTATATTTATCCTCCAAATGGATTATTGATTAGATTTTGGGCAGTAGAATTAAGTCTTCCATTATCAACATCAAAATTTCCTTCAATAATACCTCTATCAAGAACATAGCGACTGTAATTAAATGATACGGTGCACTTTAAAAGTTGAGAGGAGTCATAAGAGACTGGCATTGAATTAATGCTTATTGGAAATGCATTAATAAATTGATAAGTCAAATTTCTTCCAGAATAATCTCTTTCAAATTTAGTTATTGAAAGATTTGAACTCTTATAGTCCTGTGGAAAATTTATTCTATAACTGTAAGTATCCGATCTTTGGCCTTCTATATTGTTTTCGCCAACAATGAAAGACAACCAGTTCTCAAAGTAATCAATGATATAATGATTTTTATCTACATAAAAAGTAAAGTCTGCATTCTGATCATATTGTCTTCTGTATGCGTGTCTCTCAGAGACTCCAGTATAGTCTCCATTAATATCAATTGTTGCCAAACTCGAACCTGGCAATGATGCTACACAGCAAGATAACTCAATCAAGTCTTGGTTTGACTTCCAATCAGCACCAAGAAATCCTGCACTTTTTCTTTGATTAAAAAAGTTTTTAAATGAGTCATTTCTTGGTGGATTAAATTGGCAAACATAATGAGAAGTTAGTGCTGGTTGCAATAACTTACTTTTAATATCACTCATTCTATAAGGTCTTGCGTTTGTTGTTGCCATCTATAAATATTTCTACCTTATATATTATGTAGCAAAGATAATGGCACAAAGTATAAAAAGTAGATTCAAACCATCATATCCACAAAAATATAAGGGAGACCCAAACAATATTATTTGTAGAAGTAGCTGGGAAAGAAGATTCTGTAATTGGTGTGACCTGAATGAAAATATATTAGAGTGGGGTTCTGAAGAATTTTGGATTCCATATAAATCTCCAGTAGACAATAGAGTTCACAGATACTTTCCTGATTTTATCATTAAGGTTAAAGAATCTACTGGTCAAATTAAAACTTATGTGATTGAAGTAAAACCAAAAAAACAAACCATACAACCAAAAGAACCAAAAAGAAAAACAAAAAGTTGGTTGTATGAGATGAAGACATATGCCGTCAATCAGGCAAAATGGAAAGCTGCAAAAGAATTCTGTGATGATAGACTTATAGAATTTAAAATCATAACAGAAAACGAACTCGGACTCAAGTAATGGCAAAAGGATTTGGAGAAGATATTCTCAAAACTTCTAGTAGAGTATCTCGGTTAAAAAGAAAGATTGATGGTTTAACTGACTCCGAATCTATTATGCTTGAAATTATGGATGTCTTTAGAGAGACTGAATTCATACCTGATGTTGGTAGATATTATACTTTCATTTACCTTCCCAAAACTCCTGACATTAGATTTGACGAATTTCCTTTGATTGCTTGTACCGATGTTCAGAGATGGGGTTTTAAAGGAATTAATTTTCATTGGGGAGAATCTAGAAGTTATACCTGGCAAGAAGTATCTGGTAAACTTCATATCATAGAAAATAATGAAATTGATTATCTTCGCTCTGTTAATTATGCAAGGTTTTTGCAATCGTAACTAAATAAAGAAAAGTGCTCATAAAATGTTAGCAACACTTCCTGGATGGAAAGATAATAATGGCAATTTAGAGGCTACTTTCACACAAAAAGTGAAAGGAAATGGAATTGGTGCACCAACTACATCAACATTTAATCTCGATGTAGTCGTAGTAGCTAATCCAGATACTGGCGCATATGATGTTTATACAACCAACAAAAATGCTTTTGGTGTGAGTCTAGGTAGAACGCCTTTATATAATTTTAATCCAGCTACTGGTAAGTCAACACCATATGCAGAAAATAAAAGTTTATATGAACAATATTATGGTGGTGCAGATGGACAGCAACAACAAAATACGTTAAATAAATCAATAAAAAGTGGTTTTATAAGAAATCTTGAATTAAATGCAACCGATCCGGTAGTTCAAAGAAATCTAGATAAAATTAAACAAACACCCGGATATAGTTCACAAGGAAATGTTGCTCCTGGTGGTGCTGGTGGCGGTGGAGGTCCATCACAAAATAATGCACAACAAAATGCCAATACACCAACTAATCAAACACTCAGCGGACTCATCAGTGATGGTGCAATTGAATCGGATCAAAAAGCAACCTTTAAATCGGTTTTTGGTAAAGATATTTTAGTGTATCCAGAAGCTAGTCAGAATGATATAGGGCAAGATAAAATCCAGTTTAAATTTATTAGATTTGAACCAAGAAAAATTAATACCAGTTCGACCTTTTTTAATCCTGAAACTAGAAATCTAAAGGCAGAATTTGGAACTGTTTATTTGCCAATTCAATCTGGAATTACTGACAATAACAGTGTGAATTGGAATCAGGGAGAATTAAATGCTGCACAGTATGAAGGAGTTGCGGCATCAGTGGCAATTCAAGATAATCAAGTTAAAAGCTACATAGACGCATTTAAAACTAAACTGCAAAATGCTGTTACCGATGATAGGACAAAGAAAGCTTTACAACTATATCTTGCAGGAAAAGCAACTAGTACTACTGGTTTACTGTCAAGATTTGGTGGTGCAGTATTGAATCCAAATCTTGAGTTATTATTCCAAGGACCAACTCTCAGACCATTTGATTTTAATTTTAAACTTTCTCCAAGAAGTGCTGATGAGGCAACAACCGTAAAGCAAATCATCAGAGCATTTAAACAATTCTCTTCTCCGGGAACAGCAGTTAGTAACTTATTCTTAACTGCCCCACCAGTATTTCAGATTAAATATATAAGAGGTTCAAATGGAAATGCTGCACATCCTTCATTGAATTTAATAAAGACTTGTGCATTAAAAAATATGAGTGTTGACTATACTCCTGATGGTTCTTATGCAACATATTCTGATGGGACTAACACTATGGTTTCTTATAATATGTCACTCTCTTTCCAAGAGTTAGAACCTGTTACTCAAGCAGATTATGATACAAACTTTAGCACATCAGGAATAGGTTACTAAAATGTCATCATACTTCAGACAAGTACCAAACTTTGAATACGTTAGTAGAGATGTAGATCAAAGACAAATATCAGAATATGCTCCAGTAAAAAATCTTTTTCGTAGAGGAAAACTGAGAGAAGATATTTTTGGTAACCTTTCTTTCTTCACAAAGTATTCTATTATTGGTGATGAAAGACCTGATAATGTGGCATTCAAGTTTTATGGTGATGAGAATCTTGATTGGGTAGTTTTGATTTCTAATAATATCTTAAACATACAAACAGAATGGCCTCTGACCCAACAAGTTTTTGACGATCTATTAATAGAAAAATATGGTTCAATTGAAAATTTGAATAGTATCAAGTATTATAAAACTATAGAAATAAAAGATAGTTTAAATATTACAGTTCTTCCCAAAGACATTATAGTTCAACCAACATTAAAATCTGGTAATGGGTTTATTGCAGGAGAGAAAAGAAGTATTTCGCAGTCAATGTATTTTGATGATACTTTTCAAATCCAAATTGCAAGTGGTGGAATTACGAGCGATATAAAAATTGGAGACACTATACAAGTTACTGGATATGATAATTCATTGTTAAATGGAAATTATGTCATAAACAATCTTTTTAAATCAGAAACTGGTAGTGTAAATATAATTGAAGTTACTTTAAATTCATTAATAGAATCTGATGCAAACATGATATCCCAACAACTTAATGGTTCTGAGAAAATTGAATTTATATCAAGTAGAGCAAGTGGAAATCAAAATACACTATACTATGAATACTATGATTCTAACTTACGGACAATAAAAAGAATTTCTTCGGTTGACTTTTTAATTCCTGTTACAAATTTAGATTATGAAACTAACATAGAGAATAATAAAAGAAATATATTTGTACTTAAACCAAGATACTTAAATATTGTTTTCAATGATTTAGAAGAAATCATGAAATACAAAAAGGGTTCTTCACAGTATGTGTCAAGAACCCTTAAGAAAGGTGATAATATTAGATTGTATCAGTAATCAATCATCAACAAGTTTTTGGAAATATGCAAGAGCATCATCTTCATCTTCATCATTACTTGAAGAAAGATTATTCAGTTGCTTACTGAGAGTTTCAGGAAGTTCACTCCCCTCACGACGCGAATTAAAGTTGGGAGTGTAAGAACCACGATCGTTGTCCTCATCATCAACTTCTTCATCAAGACGTGGACGGGGAGCAGTCTTCTGTCCCAGAACATACTTCAAACGCTTCTCAAGATCTTCATAAGACTTGAACTGGTCAGGAGCAGTAACAGCAGTCAAAGAATACTGCTTCTTCCACAGGGCTTCCAGAGCATCGTCATCATCCAGGAGTGGTGCAATTCGGTCGAACTCTGACTTATCATAGTTCCAGTAACCATCCTTCTTGACGATTTTGATCTTGAAGTTAGCACCTTGCCAGAAGTCGAAAGGATTGATTGGAGTTTCATCTTCAAACTCAGGTTGCATTGCTTCCATGATCTTATCAAAGATCTTCTTACCATACTTAAACAGAAAAACTTTACCTTCGTTTTGGGGATTTGCAGGATCCTTTACAACATAAATGTTGGAATAGAAAGACAGTTTGCGCTTCTGCTTACGAACAGTCTCCTTATCTTTTTCATTACCACTGTTCCAGAGTTCACGGTTATGCTCAGAAACAGGGTCTTTCTGAGCAAGAGTAGTCAGAGAGTTTTCAATATACCAACCACCAGGACCTTGGAAGGCATGAGAATATACCTTTGCCCAAGGAAGATCTTCTCCATCAGGTGCAGGAAGGAAACGAATAACGGCAAAACCATTTCCAGTCTTGTCCATTTCAGGTTTCCATAAACGCTCATCAGTACCGCTGCTGGAAGTTGTTTTCTCAACTTCTTTGACCAGTTTGGCAGTCAAAGAACCAAGAGAAGATTGCTTTTTAAGATTTGCAAAAGACATTAGATTACCTCGGATTTGTACGTATTTGGCTTTTGTGTACCTGACTATTCTACAGGTCTGACCCAGTTTTGTCAATCTGTTCCTTCATTTTTTTAACCATCTCACTCATGTCTCGGAAAAAAACATTCATGTCAACATTTTCTGGAAGGCCCATGACAACTGCAGATTCAGAAATTCTTTTCTTCATCTCTTTTGCTTCTGGATCATCTGAAAGAGAAAGTCTTGTATAAAGAACTTTTTGTTTATCAAGAAGTCTTTCTAAAATATTAATGTGTTCCAATTTATCTTCCCTACTCATGGTAGGAAATTTAAATACATTACTGTAAATCTCTTCCTGTAATTCAGATATTTCTGTCATCTCAGCTCGGACAACATCTGATTCAAAAAAACTCATTTATTCTCCAAAATAACTTCTTTTAAAACTCTCTTATAGCGAGATACATCTATATGTATAAATGGAGAGTACTTTTTAATTTTCATACTTACAATATCCCAAACAGGATCATTTAATTTCTTGTCAAAGTTTTTACTAAAAGAAAAAATCATATCAAATATGACAAGAGTTTCTAATGAAATATTTCCTTTCATATAATACTTCAAAATCAAAGGATGTGAAGACCCTTTGATTTTGAAAATATCTTCAAATTTTTCTGAGGAAAATAAGAACTCTACTTCTTGCTTAAAATTATAAGACAGTGATTGAATTCTTTTCATCCAATCACCGTAAATATCAGTTCCACTTTTAATAATTTCCCCAATCCAAAGTGTCTGAGGATCAGTGGCTGATGCAAAATTAGAAACAAAAAAATCTAGTATTTCGTTATCTTTCTTTTGTCTTGACAATCTTTCAAACCAAAACCTATCTTTACGGGAATAAAAACTCTTTTCACCTGCCTTTACTTTACCATTGTATTTGATATAGTCATAGTTTGGTTTTGTGAAATGATTTTTAACTGAAATATAAGTCTTATAGGCCTCGATTGGTGTCACTTTCATTTAATATTACAAAGGAAGTTTTGCTCTAGAACTTTTCTTTAGGAAGTTCAACTCCATTGCCTCATATTTTAATTTCTCCTTTAGAGGCTTTGAGATTAATTTTGGTACAGATTCTACTTCAATATTGTTCTTCTCGCAAAAGTATATGATTGCATCAATATAGTTCATTTCTTTATTTTTTTGAACCACAGATTCTATCTCTTGAGCGAAACGAGAAGGACAAAAGAATTTATTTTCCAGTACCTTTTCTAATTCATTCTCCATGCGTCCCAGTATTGTGATGTACAAATTTTTTAATATAACGAACTAGTAATTTAATATAGTCGTTTTTGTTTCTTTTGTCAAATACTTTTACTTCACCACCAGGAGTTACCATCAAAGTAATAAGTTTTTTGATGGGAATTCCAGTCAATTCGTAATAAGCAGATGCATAAAACATCTCTTGAACAAAATAGTTTTCGATCCACTTTTCTGGTTTAATTTTAGTGGATGTCTTAAAGTCAATAACTGCCAACTCTCCTTCATATTCTGCAATACAGTCTACTCGGCCTGCTAGACCCAGATATTCCGAATATAAAGTTCTTTCAATAGCGTGTATATTATTTATCTTATTCAGATATGGTTTGGCATGATGAAACATAAACTGAGTTGGTAACTGATAGTCATCCATATTCAGTTCTCTATTTTCAAGATAGTCCTGACATATTTGGTGAAAGTCAGTTCCTCTTGCTGTTGCTTGTCTTGTGATTCTATCAGCTTCTTCTACACCAACTCTCTTTCTCCACTCAACAAAAACTTGCTTATTGTAAAAACTAGTTACAGAAGTAATAGAAGGCACCCAGTCTCCATTTGGAAGATTATAGAGACGGATGCCAGAAGTTTCTTTTTTGTTTAGTTCAAGATCACCCAAGTAATTATGATGAATAAATGTCATAGACCAAGTTCCATTTTTGCAATTAGATATTCTTTACACAATCCAGAGCGAACAATATCTTCAACACCAAATTCGATTACATCGCATGATGGCATGTTCCTTAAAATTTTCATGAAGTCGCTAATGCCATTTTTTTCATTGGTCTTAACAAGATCGGATTGAGTTGCATCACCACAAAACATAATCTTAGAGTTTTCACCAACGCGAGTGATAATGGAATCTAACTCATGGAAGTTTAAATTTTGAAACTCATCAACAATAATAATGCAATTATCTAAAGTAGTGCCACGAATAAAAGAAGTACTCCAGAAACTAATAGTTCCTTGAGTTTTAAGATTGCCATAGAGCATCTCAAATGATGCATCATCTGGCATTTCAAACATGTACTTTACCATATTCTTATATGGAATTTGGTAAAGAGAAGATTTATCTTCATGATCTCCTGGAAGAAATCCAATCTCTCTTGTTGCTACGAGAGACCTTACAATATAAATTTTTTCATAAGGAGTTCTCAAATCCAAAACTTCTTTAAGAGCATTATAGAGAGTTATAAAAGTCTTTCCTGTTCCTGCTGCTCCATATGCAACTAAGTTTTTACCTTTTGAAAATGAATCATACAATGCACTTTGATTTTCTGTAAGAGGTTCAACTTCCCTCAATAGATCAGTGCCGATTGGTTTTTTTCTTTTCATTTGCTTTGCAGTCATACCAACACCAATTGGTTGATCGTCTCTTTTTTTTCTTGACATATTGAATTAGATAGTCTTTACTGAAGATTTTGGAGCCTTTGATGCTTTTGCTAATACGTCGTTCCAACCAGGATTTTTTTGTATTAGTTTATCCTTCCATTCTCCCACCTCACCAGAAGATGGGCATGTTGATGGATCAGACCAATCCCGAATCCAATCGGGATTGTCTTCTTTCCATTGATCCCAATCATTAACACTCATCGTAACTTCGTTCTGTTCACCAGTTTCTTTGTGAACTATTGGATATGTCGCCATTGTTATAAATTCAAGATATTATATTTAGACCCATTCAAGTGCTTCCGAAACAGTTGGAAACTGTTCCATAAAGATCTTTTTGCAAGCATCAGCAATATCCATATGCTCCTTCTGAGTTCCGTGACCAGAACGCAGAGAGATATAATGAATCCAAGAACGGCACGATCCACTCATATAGATTCTTGTTGGAGTTGCCAGAGGCAATACAAAACGAGCACACTCTTTTGCAATTCCCATATCAAGCATTGACTGATAGAGAACCATCGAGTCATCAAAGTGCTTACGAATCTTGCTCTCAAACTCTTGCTTTACAGAATCATCAATATCATCAATAGAGTTTTGACGATTCTTTGTATCCTGACGACGCAAGTCAAAGAGAGGAATACTATCTCCTAGAAGAGAACTGTCAGCATACCGTTGTGAGAACTCTTGATAGGTGAATGAACGGTGCCTGAGGATTTGGGCCGCAATGCCCCTAGTGGTCTCGATTTCAAGCGTCATGAATGCCTGCTCAAAGACGCTCCAGTGCTGGTGTTTCACGCAGTACTTAAGAAGACCCGCAACGTTCGGGTTCTCCTGGTTAGAGGGGTTGCTGACCCTCGCTACGTACCCCATTACCTTCTCAGCATCAGGGGTCACAGAGATCAGTTTTACTTGCTCACTCATTTTCTTTCTTATAATTTTTACGTTTCTTTTTGAGTTCTTTCAACTCTGCTTTGATAAGTTGATAGGCAGTCTCTCCATCAATCTTATCTCCCATTTCCATTGCAATAATAACATCGGTGCGAGTACCAAAGTGTTGCAATGCCCTTTCGAAGGAATCTAAATCTTCATACATCAGTCTTCATCTTCATAAAAGATTTCATCATAGTCGGTGATTGTTGGACCTAGTTCTTCATACTTATAAGCATCTACATCAGAATAAACTTCTGACTTAAGGCATTCTACCAGAGATTCTAGATTTCTAATAATCAGTTTAAGTTTCTCTTTGTCCATTGGAAATCCTATACCTTTATTATTTTACATAAAAAAAGAGAGGGTGTCAACCCTCTCTAGTCATTTAAGTAAGTGAACTTCAGCAACTATCAATAGCATAAATGCCATTGATGCCAAAGTTATTTCTACTACGGCTAGCATTTCTTTGCTCCAACAAGTTGTGCAATTTGTGCTTTATGTAGTCTATTCTGTTTTTGTTTTTGCTCTTTTACAAGCTGCAGGACATTCAGTTTCATTTGCATACCTCTTTGGTTTCGGTATGCTTCACACCTCTGTAAGTTTCTACAAAGGTTTCTTTTGTGCAAACCATCTTATTCAGACGGTCATTGGTGTCATAAGCGGCACCACGATATACGACTTTAGCCATGAGATTGCCTCCAAAGAAATGAGTTAATTAAAACCCGTTCCTTCGGGCGGTTTGCGTTCGCTATTTGCGAATAGCGAATGAACGATCCGTTCCGCCGTCCTACTTGCGACCAGTTTCCTGGTTGAACGTAAGCACATTATAGTGCCATTAACTTATATAGTCAACTGTTTTTGTATTTTATGATACAGTTTTAAATAAGTTCTTCGTTCTTAAGATATTGTAATGTTTCTTTAATACTCCCAATGTGTTTACTACCAATTGCTACCTGAGGATATGTTGCTTCTTTACCAAACTCCATTTCAAACTGACGTTCACTAAAGTCAACACCCTCAATATATTCATGAAACTCTCCACCAAGATTCTTAAGAAGCATACCAATGCGCTCACACTCTTGACTACCGTTACTATAGATTACTGCCGTTTCATTCATAGTGGATAAGACTTAATTAGATAACTTTTAAACTCTGGTACGTGTGCTAATGTAGAATGTAATACAAACCATTTAGAAGCAGTGGAAATGATATTATAAGTTTTTATTTCATCATCCATAAATTGAATCGCTATAATATAATGTTTCACTCAATCTCTCTGCCTCCAATCTTCTGGTTTATCTTGTGAGAAAAAGTCGATTATATCATCAGCACTTGTAAATCCTGTGCGATGATTTGATGGATCTGGATCTCCAAGATCCATCGCATTCATAAAGTCATCTAGACTTCCTTCTTGCATCTCTGGATTGTTTGCTGCCCGTCTTGCTCTACGAAGCATTGCTTCAGCAGATCCATTTGACTTTGCAAGTTTTTGAGCCCATATCATATCTTCTATTAGGACTTCTTCACGCCTTGCAATTCTACCACAAATACTCTCCAGTCGGAGTCTATATTGAGAAGAAAGCATTATATCCCTCGTTTAGTTTTATTTATTGGTATCTAGTTCTTTTAACAAATTGCTAACGATATTTTCTGTTCCATCAATTTCTTTAATAGCATATAAAGGAGACTTCATATACTTTTTAATCTTCTTGTATTTTTTGAGGAGATTTTTTACTTCATCATTATAACTAGAGACCTCCAAATCTTTTTTATCAAATCCTTCACTCATCTTTTCTTTTTCTTTTCTGATGGTTTAATTCCCCAAAGTTTGGGATTAGTTCTTCCATATCCAAAGTCAATCTTTTGAACTGCTCCTGGACCATATTTGTCATAGTACATATCAAAAAGATCTACTCTCTTTCTACATCGTGTTAAATCCATAAAGGTTTCTTCTTCAACTTTATACCAGATGCAGTATGCATCATTTGGAAATGAAGGGTCCTTAACCTTATCTAAGGTAGTTTTTTCAAGAAGAATTTCGCATCCATATTCATGAGGCAGAACGCTCAAATAATTTCTAGTATTTTGATCTGCCATAATTTTCTCCTGCACAATTGTCACGAACGGCCTCCCCAACGAATTTCTGGATATGCCTCAGAAACAATATCTTTGGTAATTTTATATTTAGTTTCAAGTTTTTTATCTTTTGTAAGAATTAGAATCTGTGCTTCTTGTGGATGTAAACTGCGGAGAAGGTTAATAAACATAGTTTCTCTACGAATATTATTCAATTTATTATTGCCATATTTGACATAGTGATAAAGATTTTGATATTCTCTGCGCAAAGATGTTCTTCCACTAGAATCTAAATCTTGACCAATCGCAGATTCTCCACCTTTAATTTCTTTATCAATATTTTCAGAAAGAGTTCCGCTATATACAGATTGGTCATTTGCATCAGCATAAGGAACATTACCTTCAGGAAGCATACTAATTACAGATTCATCAAAGTTCCAAATAAAAATAGATCTCAAAGATTGGTGATCGTATTTTCTAAGCGTTTCAACTTTTTTTTGTTTTGTTTTTTGCTTTGAAACTAGTTCAAAAACCTCAAACATGAAAGGATTTGCGGGAAGGTCAATTTCAGGTTTTGGTTCACTACTTCTAGTTCTTACAGTTCTAGTCTTCGTCGTCTTCTTCGGTGTAGTCGTCATAATTGTTTTCAAATCGTACTGCTAAAATTTCATCAGGTAAAAGATTACCATTCTCATCAAACATCTCTGGGTGAGTATATGCTGGAACAGTGTTGTAGAAATGTTCTTTGGCCAACCATCCTACCACACCTCCAACAAAAAAGAACATTATTGAAATAAGAGTGCTGATCGTTAGAGTTACTGCTAACATTTTCCTTCTCCAGAGAGAGTTTATTTTTTCCTAATGTCTATGTAAAAGTTTAGGTGTAAAACAATCTCTCTACGGAAGAGAGAAACCATCTTACCAAACTTTAATTGAAAAGTTTTTGGTGGTTCTGGTTTACTCCTCCTATTACGTAACATTAACTCAAATCCCCGATTGATTTGGGGTTCTGTTTTATTTAGTTTTCTTTCGTCGGCCTGGTCGCTTGTCATGACTGTACTTCCATGCATCTTCTAAGATGCCATACAAATAAGTTTTAATCTTTCTTGCTTGTGGTTTTGGAATATGTCCGTATGCTTCACGAAGCATCTTGTGATTATTGTCAGAACCACCCTCAAGGTACTCTTCTAATTCATTTACCAAATCAGAAATTTCAACAGAAGTTTCGCTAGAAATAAACTCTTCAACTTGCTTCCTCGTCACATTTCTTAATTTTAAATAATCATAAAATTTTAAAACAAATTTATTTTCAAAAGCAAAATCGATTGCTTGGTCAACATCAAAATAAACTTCGTGAAAATTATTGTCCATTAAATAATCTTATTTTCCAAAAGGTACATTACAGTTTCATTGCATCCACCAATTAAATTGCCATTCAAAAGAACTCTAGGGAATGTAGATCCTTTTCCAAATTTATCATAAAAATCTTCTCTATTAAAGTCAACATCAAGTTTCTTAACTTCATATTGAAGATTTGATAGATTAAGAACCTTTTCAACTTTTGAGCAATAAGGACATCCGTCCTTAGAATAAATTGTAAAGTTCATAGTAAATAAGAAACTGAAAGTTATTTAGTGATAAAAGGAATTCCTTCTGCTTCTGGTAAAAGAATCATTTCTTCAGAATCTGATAGTCTCTCTTTTGTAGAAGGTAATCCTAATTGTCCTGGAAGTTGTTTATCTGTAGTAGAAGTTATGTCAATAACTTGATCCACAATAAATCGATTCTTTCTATATGCTCTATTGGCAGGACTAAAAGAAACCATCATTTTTGCATCTTCCAAAGTAGCACAGTCAGCAATTCTTTTTCCAGTATTTAAATCAATTACCGAATAGTTTTCATGCATGATATGCTTTCAAATCTGGATTTGGTTGAGAAGAAATGATAGGATTGCGACTTACATTTTTAATTACAATGAAAGCATCCTTTTGATAAGTAATAGTTCCAAAAGGTTTTGCCCATTTGGGATTTGCATCTGGATGAGTTGCGGTTCCCGTTGCGGCAACACCTCCAATATCAACCCTCAGTTCATCTTCAGGGTCCCATCCAAGTTGCTGAAGGGCAATAGAAAACTGCCCAAGCATATCAGCACTTGTGTTCTTTTTCTCCGTCATTGGTCTCACTCCGTGGTTCTTCATTATACAATGGTTTACCTGGCCTGTAAAGTTGAGGCCAGGTATCTCTCAGCATTTCTGAGACTTTATATGAGGTTTCAGATGTAATCACTTTCATACAAGTTTCTAAAATATGCGTCAACTTTTCTCAAATCATCTAAGTGAATCTTACACTCATAGTTATTGTCGTCGCACCACTGCAATGCGAGTTCATGAAATTTTTCATTTTCCATGACTTTAGAAACTCCATAACTTCTAGTAAAAGAAGACATTACAAAGTCCCAACATTGTCCTGGTTTGTTTTCCATTATGGATTGTGATCTTTATTTCCTTTAATTTTTTGATATCCCCAAACAGCGAGGGTGCCGATTCCTAGACCAGCAATGCAACATAAAAACATATGGAATAAGTGTTCGTAGGTAGAATGGTCAGTGTGATTCATCAGTTTTTGTTTAATCTAAATCAATTTACGGTAACGTGTCCAATCATTCCAGCCCCTTTATGAGGATCACACCAAAAGGTATACTCACCAGGAACATCAAAGGAAACGTCAAAGGATTCTCCCGGAGTAAATGCCAAACCTGTATGGCTGAGCTCGGGATGACCATCAACAATGACATTGTGAGGAGGTAGCACGTTATTGATAAAGTGGATGCTATCACCAGCAGCAATTGTAACTTCTGAGGGTTCAAAGACTAGTCCTCCATTATAACCCATCTGAACATCAACTGCCCAAGCAGGGAGAGCAAAGAAAAGAGTTGCGATAAGTGCAAAAAAGAACTTCATATAAGTTTATGTAACTTCACTATCTATACTCTTTATATTCTTATACTTGGGATTTGTCAGGCATTCCTGATTAATCATTTCAGAGAACTCGTCTGCACATTTTATCCAAGTTTTTCTTGCTGTTGATGCTAATGGATCTTTATTCATCATCATCTCATACCAGATATTCCATAATATCTTACACTCATCAGACTTCTTCTGAAGATGTGGTTCCTTATACATTGGAACCCATGGGATGTGTGCCCTTGACTTTAACTATTTAATGACCCAACCCAAAGTATCATTAATATATGTTAAAGTTATTACAGAACTTGGTATGTCAATAACAAGATCAGCAGGTGTTCCCATAATAGTTTTGCCGTTTCTAGATACAGTAATAGGAACTGATGTAGTAGAAGTAGATCCTCCAATACCAATTACTATTTCGTTTCCAGGATTTGGATTGCTTGGAAGTTGGACAACATTACAACCAGCACTAGCAATAATATAATCTCTATTTGCAGCGGTGATGTCACTAGTCGGAATTCTTAATCTACCATAAGTAGACTTTACAGTATTTTCAAACGAATTAATATTCGAAAGATTATTACTGTCATCAATTACTTCTACATTTTTAACTTTAATTGCCATCTTCGTGTCTCCACTCGGCGGTTTCTAAATCTATTTAGATTTTTGAAACAATTGATCTATCTCATATTTTCTACCTTGACTACTCCACCAATGGTTTATTTCCATATTAGATTTTATATTAATATATGATGGAGCAGAAATCCAGGTCCTATCAAAATCTATATTCTCACAGAACAAAGGAAAACAATATACACCTCCAAAGAAGTTAGTATATATTATATTTTCAATTTGAGGAAGAAGCCAAGAATAGGCATGAACTTGATTTGCTCTTGCCATTCTATCCCTCCCCTTATATTCCAAATAAAATATATCTTCGGGTATATAATTTTCAACTAGATTCTTTGCGTGTTCTCTGCTTATCAAATAAGCACATCCAGACCAATCATCAAAACATCTATCTCGAAGTTTAAAAACAGTATCATCAAAACGAAAATGATACATCTCATCTCTGACAATACATAACTGAACAATATTCCAATCATCTGGAAGTCTTTGGAAAAATTCATTCCAAGTAAATTTCCAATATTTTAATGTGGTAAAATCTATGTCATCTTCAAATATAATAGTATAAGGTTCTTTAGTATTTTCATACCAAGACTTAATCGTCTTTAAGTGAGAAGTAACTGGTCCTCTTCCTGGAGGATTAAGTTCTAAAGTTTCATGTTCAATTGTATGTTTACTGTCATCATATTTTTCATATATGTGAGTTGTATATTTTTTTATTCCATACTTTTTAAAATTGTCATACATTATCTTCCGCCTATCAAAAGACTGAGTAATGCTTATACAATTTACTGAAGGAAAATCTTTAAGTTTATAAAAATCAAAAAAGTCATTTACCTTTTGCTTCACTCTTGACAATCTATTATTCCACCAATACAAAACATTGTCTTGTATTTTCTGAAGTTCAATCTTATCATTCAAAAGTTCTTGGCATTTATTTTCTGCGTCTTGCCAGGAATCAAAGAATAACCAAGGTGGATTTTCTTCAAAAACAAAGGTGTCTTTTATTTCTTCTTTACTACCAACTACAATAGGAATAGCACCAACCATAGAAGACTCATATAACCTCATACAATTTAAAGAAGAATTCCCTCTACCACAAGGAGCAAAAATTGTGTCTGAATATATTTCAGACATCCTCTCTGCTGAAATACCATTCTCACATTTATATTCTGGTATTCTTGTAAAATTGTTATAGAGTTCTTTTCTGTCAGACTTATTCATATCACCAACATAAGACCAATTTAATTTCCTTTCAGAAATTTTTGGAACTACTTTGGGAACATAATATCCACTACTATATCCAAGAGGAATATTTACTGTATTACTTCTATACTGATAGTTTTTGTGATGTTGTTTTCTTAAAAATAACTCACAATGATCAGCAATAGTATTATGAATTTGAAGGTCTTCATACCAAAACTCATCAGAGAGCTGGATGACTATTCTAGGTTTAGTCTTTTTAACACACTCTAAAACATCATCAAAGGTTGGCATGTATCCCCAAGGATAGTTATTTGGGTCTCTTGCGCTATAGATGAAGACATCAAAATCATAATTACCGTTTCTAATATCATCAAGATATAAGAAACTAGTAGAGACTTTTCTTCCGTCCAAAATATCATTTAAGATATAATCGTGCTCCCAAACTTCTTCTTTTTTAGATCTTCCAAAGAATAAAACTTTTAACACAATCAACTATCAGTTAGCTTTATATAGTCCAGTAATAGTATCAACATCAGCAGGTCGAAATGCTTTCACTGGTGCAATCCATTTGTAAGACATCACGGTATCATTAGTGTCAGTATCATACCATACATCACCGTCTCTGTCATCATGAGGATGCTCAAGACCTAATGCATGACCCCACTCATGAAGATATATCCACTTTTTATCTCCAGCAAATTTCTTAACTAGAATAGTATATCCTTTCTCTGTTGCTATACACAGACCAGAAGTATGTCCATATGGTTCTGGCATACTCTTTCTTTCATAGAATGCAACTTCAGAATGTTTTGGTTTCTTCAAAACCTTGATGTTGAATGATACCATTTCATCTGTGGTTGCAATCATGTTTCGAGTGAACCTCGTTGGACTATCAACATACACCTTGAGAAGGTTATCATTTAGAAATTGAGAGGTGTGTTGATAGTTATAGGGAGAAATTAGTTCTTCCATTACTCTCCTTTTACAACATGAGACCATGCAACTTTATACTTATTATCCCAGTTATCACAGTATGGTGGATAAAAAGCATTGAGAGCAGCAGTAGTGTCAACAATGCGTTGCATATCACCAGCATCTACTGCTTCTTGAAGTTTATCAAGAAGAAAACTAAATGTGGTGATTTGACTAAATGCATCCTCAAGGTCGTTCATTACCTTCCAAGTTTTGTCTGGCATTGTCATTTGTTGTTCTCACAATGAAGGAAATACTTATACTCCGCAACTTGATGTGGTGCATATCTTACCACATCACATCCTTCGTAGGTGTCAACCACTTCAAATGATGCTTTTAGTTCTGGTGTGTTCATTGATAGTGCTCCAATGATTAGAATACCAATACCTACAACACCAAGAGTAACTGCTACACCATTAAGAAACTCTTTGAGAGCATACTTGTCATCTTCAGTCATTTTTGTGCCTCTTCTTGGAATGTCCTTACTCGTTCAAGATAATCTTTTCCTTGTTGATAAAGTCGTTCAATCAAATCATTAATATCAGCAGTTGGAACCATATCAAATTCGTGATTAAGGTTCTCACATCTCAGAGCATCCAACATACATTGTAATGTAATGCACTGAAGTTGTTCCATACTTGTTGGAGTGCCGTGAGGAAGTCCAGAAACCTCATCATTGTAGAAACGATTATATCGTGCAAGAACAACATCACTGCGTTGTTTGCGTTCTTCATCCGCAAACTTATCAGCATCATAAGGTTCGTAATCCATAATAGTTCCTTTGATTTCTCATATTATACAACAAAGGGCACCCGTTTTCAAGTGCCCCTGTTCCAGTTTGTAAAGTGTCCTTATGATACTCTCACTCTTTTGGAAGTATCAATACCCTTTGCTCTTTGATAATGTGTAAGTGCCCCTGGTGTGGTTATATATTCAGTTTCTAAACACATCCATCTTTGCGAACTTGTTGTTTTTCCTGCTCTCATTCTTGCAGATTTTGGTGTTTTTTTAGCATCTTCACTCATTTGTTCTTTTGTTCTTCCGTGAATACCTACTTTTAGTTCTACTACTCTTTTTCCTCCTACTTTTCCTGCTTCACTTCTTACTTTTTGCTGTTCTTCATCAGACATAGCAAAAAATCCCAAACCAAGTTCTTTACTTTTTATCCCCCCTTTACTCCTTTGCTCATTAGTCAAAGTAAATAAACCAGTTCCAGTTTTTCTATGTTTTTCTACCATTTTTTTAGAATTCTCCCTCAATTGTTCTTTTGTAAGTGAGTGAATACCCAAACCAAATTCTTTTGCTTTTTCTCCACCTTTTTTACCATTCAAAATTCTTTGTTCTAATGGAGTATCATAATAAAACTTTGTAGTAGATTGATATGCTCTATTAGCAAAATGTGGGTTTTCTACTACCTTATAGTGTTCTTGTAAAATAATCTCATCAGTATATGCTTCTTCTCTTGTAGCATAATCACTTTTTAAGATTATCTTTTGTGTTGGTTTGAATGATTTGTCCTTGAAACTACCAAAATACTTTGTATCGTCTTCTGGTAAGCATTTGCAAGTTCTACTACCAAAATATCCTCTACCATATTCCTCATAGGAATAATAGACATAGTGATACTCTTTGAGTTTCATAGTTCTATTCTATTGATACTGCATTAGTATTTATAATAGAAAAGGTGCTGCAAAGAGCACCTAATCTGTCCGTAGAGATTGCAGTATCAACAGACATTTTTATTTATCGGCATTCTTTCTCTGCTTTCGTTCCGATTCTTCTTTTTCAAGTTCTCTGTTTGCTGCTTCTCTTTCTTCAGCAATCTCAATCATTTCATCAATAGTAGGATTGTCGTTCATAAGTTTCCTAAACTTTTCTTTACCATATTGTGTGAGTTCAAACTTCTTATTTCTCAAGTCATTCACTTCTTCTTGAGTGAGATTAACCCAAGGCATTTCATCATTCATAAGTCGTAAAGAGAAATACTTTAAGTGTTTGTCCGTCGTCCTGAAGACTTACCTGAACATTAGAGCATTCATAACGAACAAACTCTCTTCCAGTATCAGTAATCACTTCAACACGAGTCACATCTGGATAGTTCTTTAGAAAGTCACCATTAGGCATTTGAATATCTTCAGTCATCGTTCCCAAGCAGAAGGTTTGACTAGTTTTATTTCTCTTTCCAGTTGTTCAATTCTATCACATAACTCGGTGATAACACCAATCAAAGCACGATAGTCAATATTCTCAATGTCTTCACCATACTCTGGGTCATTATAGATGTAATGGTTGAGTTCTTTTTGAAAATTGCGTTCAGTCATCGAGTTGCTCCAGTGCGCGGCGGATGATGGACAAAGCGTTGTCGTCTAGGTAGTCGCCTTCAGGATCAGTACAGTCGTCGATCAGGGCCAGGGCCTGCTCCTTCAATCTCGGCGGATGTGGGCGGCGGTGGGCGCGGAGTAATGCAGCGGTGTCGTAATCAATTTTTGATCCACCGTTTAGCCACTCACAGCACGCCTCCAGCTCCTGGTCTGCACCGTACTGAGCAGCGAGGACGCAAATTTGTTGCTCTAGATTAGCAGGGTACGCACCGATGCAGTCGTCAGATCTTGTGCTTTCGATCCACTGCTGCACCAGTTCAGGCGGTGGGGTGATGGGGTGTTGGTTAGTCATCATTCCTCATCATCTCCAAATACTTCAAGTCCAAGTTCTTCCATAATGTCCTCCATTTCATTTAGAGTTTCAATACGAACCCTAATATCACCTTCATCTACCATTTCATCTTCACTCAATACCAGAGCATTCCAAATCATATTGAACTGCTCCTCTGTGAGATTCAGTTGAATTGTTTTTTCAGTCATTTTGATTTCAAGTTTAGTTTCAGGGCATTTGGTTCCAGGAGTTGGAAAAGGTATACGGAATGTTTCTTTTCCTTTGGTTTTGAAGATTAGGTCACTCATCGGTCATCGTCTTTTTGAAAGGTAGAAAGTTACAACAATAATAAATGGAATCCAATAGATAAGTTGATGGTCGGTCATTTCTTCTCCCAATTTGCTCTCACATCTTTATAAGGTTCTGCTTTTACTACATTATGAATAGTAGGAGTAGTGCTTGAAGCAGGTGGAATATAAGGAGTGCTATAAAGTAGTGGAGATTTACTCAAATACTCTTCAATAATATTACAAGACCATCCATCCTCATAGAATTGCTTACCATAGAAAATAGCATCTTCCTTATTTGGAAAGGAAGCAACATAAGTTTCGTTGTGATAGAGTGAATAAACTTTCATTTTACAGCATCCACAAATACAGGAACTTCACCACAAATAGAATTTGCTGAATGACCTACGGTATAAGATTTCCTACATTCTATCACAATCTCATAAGACTTCAAGAACATCTCCCTGTCCTTTTGAGTATTGTAAGTATTCAGTAGTTCCATAGAAAGGAAATAACCAGTAATGATAAGAAGTGGAATGATGAAGATAAAGATAAAGGGTTTCATTTCAATCCACTCACACAAATGGAACAAAGACAATCATCAGTTTTAGGAACTCTAAACATTATGTGATTTCCAGAGCAACAATCTCTATCACCACATTTCATACAATTATCACAAACCCACTCTTTTTGATTACGACATTTGACGAAATCTTCAAGAGTATAGTTTTGAAGAAGATTGGTCATCTCAGGTGTCTGTGTGTATAAGAGTATTATAGGGCATCCAGAGGCACCCAGAGCATCCCCTGTGCCAGTTCTTCAAGTGTCCTCAATAATTGTCGAAGCAACCATCATCATAAGCCTTATCATAGATTTCTTGGGCAAACTTCACAAAGGCATCAGGGTCTCCATAATACTCGGCACAACTACCATCATCACGGACACCACCTTCTTGGAAGTGTTCTTTCACAAGTTTTAGGATTTGTTCTTCACTCATAGTGCCTCCAAATCTTCATTAATAATGTCTTTAATGATATTATACTTGATTTTATCAATTTCTTCATCCACCCACTTCTTCACACCCTCATTCATACTTTTGAGTGTGGTTTCCCATTCTTCGTCAGTCATCGTTCAGCAACCACGATAAAGTCATTCATAGAAATACTCCTCTTACTTTTAGCAAGAATACCTTGATTTGGAAAATAAGGAACTGCTACAAGATTATAGAATGGTCTCAACTGCTCATAGAGAGTATAAAGGTGTCCGTCTTTCTTGTATCGGTAGAGTTTCATAGGTTTTCAACCGTCATAGTAGGACATATCATAACTACCTTCATTATAACCCATTTGAAAGATTTCTTGGGCAAACTTCACAAAGGCATCAAAGTTTCCATAATACTCCCAACCATCATTTTCATCCCAATCTTCTTCAAAGTGTTCTTTTACAAGTTTGATGACTTCTTCATCTAAAATCATTAGAGTGCCTCCAGTTCCTCACACAATTCTAACACATCAGCACACATAATCACACCAGGACTTTGTTGGAGTTGGTTGATTGTCTCACGAAGAACATTAGCAATCGCATCATCATTAAGTTTTTCAATAATAAAATCTTGTCTTTTATCTGCGAAAGTGAGATAAAATGCTTCCCTAATCGTTTGTGCTCGTTCAGTCATAATCCTCTGCGTGATACTTCTTCATTTAATTCCCAACCAGCATCGTGCCCTACTTTGAAACCTTTAGTATAACCCTCATCATAAAGTGCTCGGGCAAACTTCAAGAAGTCATCTTCATCACATTCCCAGTAAATGTCGTGTGTTGTTTTACTTATGTGTCTATCAAACCCATAGGTGTTAGCAAGTTTTAGAAGTTCTTCGTTAGTCATTTTCTAAAAAGTTTTTCAAGTTTTTCTTTGTTCTTGAAGAGTTCATAAGATTTGATTTGCTCTCCATAATACTTGTTGATATGCCTACACAAATCTTCTTCTTGTTTAGTAATATCCATATTGTGTTTGTCTTTCAAGATAAGGATAGTTTCAATGTCTTTGAGAGAACTAAATGGAATATCTAAAAATTCTTCGTAAGTCATTTTGCCCTCATAGCAGCAATTACAGCATCACGGGCACTTTTACCTTTTGCTCTATTCATAGGAAATCCACCATTCATAAAGCACCAACCACTTTCACCATTCATTTTGAGATTGTGTGCTTGGAACTGATTGAGTAGAAATTCAAGAATTTCTGTGTCTGATGGTTCTTCAGTCATTTTCTAATCACAGCAATTACTTTACGATTTGGATACTTCTCTACAATTATATCACGAGCACTCTCATAATCATTAGCATCCTTTACGGTTTCATAATACACAGTTTTATCTGCGTCATCCCAAGTTTGAACTTCGTAAGTCATTTCTTCATCCTCCTCTTCATCACCCTCCCAGTCAATTTCAACGGTTTCAAACTGTTCTACATTAGTATAAGGCATAGGATTTGCAGGTCCTCCCATCTCATTATGGATTTTATCAAACAATTGATTAATCACTAAACTCTCAAATCCTTCTTGGTCTGGATAATCCTCCCAGTCCTCAAACATTTCAGTTGTGGGAGCAACTGTGAGAGTTCTGGTGTAAGTGACTGTGACTGCTTTGAGTGGGATTTTCATCGGTTTGTTGTGTATGAAGTCATTATAGACCAAAAGGAGCACCTGTGGAGTGCTCCTGTGCCAGTTCTTCAAGTGTCCTTCCAAAGTTCAAGTATATTTTCATCTTCATCATTCAGATCTCCTTTTATTCGGTCAATGACTTCATCCATAGGATATGTCTCCACCTTACCCAGTTCAATGTCCTCAACCATTTGCATCAGATATTCAAGAAACTCTTTAGGATACACATCATCTTCATTTAGACATTCCCAGAACCATTCAAGACATTCTTGTTCTGGATCATCTACTGTTCTTGGTAGATCATAGACCTCATAGTTTGATCCCATGAGATCTGCCCACATACGGAAGTTATGTTGAATACTCTGCCATCCTGTCATCCAACAATGACCAATCCAATACTCCCACCAGTTCATCTTAGTTTTATTTGGATTTGTTCCTTGTACTAGTGTGCTAAACATCTTCTCTATTCTTAGCAAGGTATTCTAGATCACTATGGCCCCAAGGCGGCATACAATCATCAAGAGAGGTATCTAATTGAACTTCTTCCCTGTAATCCCAGTTCCATGTATGCTCAAGGAATCCAACATCAATACCGAATCGGTATGCCCAGAACATAATACTCAAGACACTACCACATCCAGATTTGATCTGAATGTATGGCCAACTGGCATAATCGTTCCAACTAAAAGATGCTTGAAGAAATGCATAACGCTTTGTGTGTAGGATTTGAACATACCAATCGTGTCCATAATCTTCATGATGCTTAAGTGTGATTAGTTTCACTTTCATTCTCCGAAGTAAATTTTAGTAGTTCATTCACAGTGCGACGAGCACGATAGTTTTGAATAATGTCCATCACACAATATCCGAAGGCAAATCCTGCCATAATAGTAGTAATCATTTTTCTCCTTTAGTTAAGATTTCATAATTTTGCACTATACCATTCTTAAAATGAATACGGCAATCTGGCCAGTCTTCCCAATCACCTTGCCAATTCTGTGGGTATATTGTTACATATTTGGTGATGGGATATGGTCTTACTTTACCATGAGTTCCATTTGGAATCCACCTAAAGTTTAAGAGTGCTAACTTATCATTATACCCGTCATCGCCTTCTTTGAGTTCCACAAAGTCAGCAGTTTGAGTATAATCGATAATATAAAGTTGTCCATCAGGAGCAATCCAGTATTGGGTCATAGTGCCACCAATACCATCTTCAATATCTTTTGTTTGGCAGTTGCCAGAGAAGTGCTCACCAAGATAATAAGAGCTTCTCACATAGTCAAACATACCCAATTCAATCACCTCCTTGTTCGTTTAGTAATTCTTCCTGAAACATCCCCATCATGCTACTCCATTAGCACTATCTACATCCTCAGAATAAAGAGTATCGTACATAGTTCTCATTTTCTTCAAGTCATCATCAGTGTATTTGGCAAATGCTTGGAAACGACCCAAGCCTTTGGGTTCACTCACAACATTCTTTTTATGGTGTTCAAATGGTGCATCAAGTTTCTTCCATTCTTGATATTTGCCATGAAGATCTTCATTCATAGTTAGATCATATTCATCACAGACCTTACGTTGATCTTCCTCACGCACACAGTCATTGAATACCAATGACATAGCACCAGAACGAATAGATGCGGGGTCCATGCCTACACATAGCATGAATTTCTCAAATAACCTGAAATACTGCTTGGCATTGAGATCAGCAGCGGGTGCAGTGATTACGTAATGCTCTTCAGGAATGAAGTCATCATCACTAAAGGATGATCCATAGGTAGGTGTCCAGGTAGCATTAAACTTGAATTGAACTTCTGCGTTGTAAGTCATGATGTCTGATTGATTATAAAAGTATTATACATTAAAAAGGCACCCCGTACAAGGGGTGCTGTGACAGTCATTTAAGTGTTCCTTGCCGTGTATATTCAATATCATTCCAATGTCTTACTGCGTTGGCAACAATAGCAATATTAGTGGTAAGGTAAGTGATAAAAATGATAGTGCGTAAAATAGCAATGTAATCTGCTTCTCTGTCACATTTAGACCCCTTTTCTCCAAGTGCTTTTGCCCAGATTCTCCAAAATGTTTTTTGTTTTTTAGACATAAAAAAGGAGACCCATTTGGATCTCCATTATAATTCTTATTTAGTTTTATGTCAAGTATGCAAAATTTCAATCACATCTTTTTTATTTGGATTTTTAGATGTTCCAATTACTTCCAATGATTCAAATGCATTATTATAAGTTCCCTTACGGTTAGTATCTAGATATTTTACTTTTAGTTTACAAGGAGAATGTGGGTAGTCACAAGATTTATCATAGACAAATCCAAGAATTTCAAATTTTCTTCCGTGCCTTTTTTGAATTGGATTGTCAATTTTACAAATGTCACCAGTCTTAAATGTGTTCATAAATGCTCAATGGTCTCTTAGATATTCTATCATACTTTGGAGGATGTGGGTATTGTCTCCTACAAGACCCAGTGCGGTGTTGCAGTTGTTGCAGAGCACACCCCGTATCTTGTTTGTTGAGTGGCAGTGGTCAATACACTTCTTGGTTAGTTCTGCATCACATATTTGACATTTCTCATTCTTCATCAATTCATTATATTGATTTTCTGTAAGTGAGAATTTGCGCCGCATAAATTCATGGGGTTTATAATATTGCCTACGCACTTTTGTAGAACACTTTTTACATTTTGGTTGAAGACCTACATTTCCCGTTGAATATGTTCTCTTATGGAATGAAGTGTCAGGAAGTTCTTGGTTGCATTTAGAACAAACTTTCATTTTCGTAATGCGTATTTTCTATACTTATTTATACATTATATCATAAAAAAAGAGACCCTTTCGAGTCTCTTAAAAACTATTGAGTTTTTATCAACCAATTACTGGTGCAGTGAGAGCAACAGGAGTTGCTTCTACACTAGCAAGGTCAAGAGGGAAGTTGTGAGCATTCCTTTTGTTTTAACCTTTGTCGCCAAAGGGAGCGGACTATATCATCACTCATAAGAGTGTCGGACGCTAGTGGCGTATTACGGATGAAGCGTCATCCACCGCCTAGTCTCTGAACCTTCCTTACACGCTTGCAAGGCTTGGCTGCTGATTGTCTACAAGAGAGTTCCAGCAATTCATCCGATTTAACGAGCGCCATGCGTTCACAAAACGCTCGTGCATTACCTCGAACCCAAGGTTAGCACGATTCAGAATGTCAGCCCAGGTGTTGATAACACGACCGTCAGAAGACAGCAGGGACTGGTTGAAGTTGAAGCCGTTCAGGTTGAATGCCATAGTGCTTACACCAAGAGCAGCGAACCAGATGCCAACAACAGGCCATGCTGCGAGGAAGAAGTGAAGTGAACGAGAGTTGTTGAACGAAGCATATTGGAAGATTAGACGACCAAAGTATCCGTGGGCAGCAACAATGTTGTAGGTTTCCTCTTCTTGTCCAAATTTGTAACCATAATTCTGAGATTCGGTTTCCGTAGTCTCCCTAACGAGCGAACTTGTAACAAGGCTTCCGTGCATAGCACTAAACAGAGAACCACCAAAAACACCCGCGACACCAAGCATGTGAAAAGGATGCATGAGAATGTTGTGTTCTGCTTGGAAGACAAGCATGTAGTTGAACGTTCCACTGATTCCAAGAGGCATAGCATCAGAGAAAGAACCTTGACCGAAAGGATAGACTAGGAATACTGCAGATGCAGCAGCAACAGGTGCGCTGTAAGCAACGCAGATCCAAGGACGCATACCAAGACGGTAAGAAAGTTCCCACTCACGTCCCATATAAGCATAGATGCCGATGAGGAAGTGGAATACTACAAGCTGGAAAGGACCACCGTTGTAGAGCCACTCATCTAGGGAAGCAGCTTCCCAGATGGGGTAAAAGTGCAGTCCAATAGCATTGGACGAAGGAACAACAGCACCAGAGATGATGTTGTTACCGTACATGAGTGAACCAGCAACTGGTTCACGAATCCCGTCGCTTCATCTAACAAACAACCATATCATTAGACTTAGGTTGTTTCTGCTGACGAATTTGATTTGCTCGTCTTGCGTTTTCTACTCTTCCACCATTTTCTACCCACTCTTTCCAAGTTTGTAGATGAGAAATACATTCGGTTATTCTTTCTCCTCTTCTTACTCCCATATAAGGAAGTATTTTTTGTAGAATGAATAAAACCTTTTCTTTCTCTCCGATGTGAAGTGTATAAACTTGTTTACCTTTTACAGTTTTTCTTGATGGTGAGAAATAAGATTTATCTAAAAGTTTACTCAACCTTTGGATAATATCTTCATCTACCATAGAAACTTTGATAAAAGGTGCTGGTGGTATTTTAGAAACTTCATAACGGTCTTTGGAACGATTATCTATTCCAAAGTATCCTTCACCTTCTAAAATGCCAGCAATCCAAGCAATATCAGTTTCAGTTAAGTTTAACATTTTACTCTTGCGTCTTCTGTATTATTTATACAGCATTAGCAAGAAAAAGTCAACAGTAGATGTGTGGACTATATCTTCACCCTTCGTAGAAGGGGCTGGGCGCTTAAACCTGTTATTAAGGGGACTAAACCCCTCAGGTAGTCTCTGAACCTTTCCAAAGTGTACTTTGGACTTGGCTGCTGATTGC